GATGCACCTACCTCTCGCCGGCCGTTCGTGCCGGGGTTTGATGATTGAAGTGTCGAGCATCCGCTATGGCTGCCAGTGGGGGCCGGATGGTCATGTGAGGGGCTGGCCGATGCGGATCGAGTTCGGCGCGGTGGGCCCTGAGGTGACAGTGGATGAGATGCTCGAAGGCCGCGGCCATTCGGTGATGCTGATCGACCAGCTGGTGGCCCTGGTGCGCGGGATGACCGGGCTGGACACGCCGATCGAGCTGGTGCAACCGGCGCCGGCGGGGCTGGCCGTCAAGCTGCATGCTGCTGGGTTCTACGTCGCATTGTGCTGATCACCGTTGCTGAGTTTGCGGCCCAGCGTGGGGTAAGCCCGCAGGCGGTGCGGAAGGCGATCAAGAGCGGGCGGCTGAAGCGTGCGGTGGAGCGGAAGGGGAAGCTCTACCTGATCGACCCAGAGGTGGCGGAGCTGGAGTGGATCCGCAACACGGAGCCGCAGTATCAGCGCACGGCGGAGCAGATCAACACGGGCAAGGCGCGGGCGCGGGGGGAGGACGTGCCAGATCCAGCGCCGCCGACTCCGCCGGGCTACCGCGCTGGCACCTACAACTCGGCGAAGGCGGCGGCCGAGGGTTACAAGGCGATGCTGCTCAAGCTCGATTATGAGGAGCGGAGCGGCAAGCTGCTGGAGAAGGCGGCGGTGGAGCGCGGGTTCGCGGCGGCCGGGATGCAGGTGCGTGATGCGGTGATGCGCACCAGCCAGCAGATGGTGGGCGAGATTGCGACGGCGGTGGGCGGGCTGACCCAGGAGCAGCGCGCAGCGGTGATGCAGGTGATCGACCGGCATCATGTAAGGGCCCTGGAGGAGTTGGTACGTGCCGCTGGCGTCCGTTGACGATGCGCTGCTGACGTTCTGGCGGGGCCTGCGGCCGGACCCGCTGCTGACGGTGAGCGAGTGGGCGGATGAGCGGCGGATTCTGAGCAGCAAGGCGAGCAGCGAGCACGGGCCGTGGCGGACGGCGCGGACGCCGTACCTGCGGAAGCCGATGGATGACCTGTCGGCGACGAGCACGGTGCAGGAGGTGGTGCTGGTGTTCCCGGCGCAGAGCGGCAAATCGGAAGCGCTCAATAACTGGGAGGGCTACGTGATGGACATCGCGCCCGGCCCGGCGCTGCTTGTGCAGCCGACGATCGACATGGCGAAGCGGTACTCGAAGATGAGGATCGCGCCGATGATCGAGGCGACGCCAAGCCTGCGGGAAAAGGTGAAGGCCCCGCGTGAGCGGGACTCGGGCAACACGCAGCTGATGAAGGAGTTCACCGGCGGCTTCCTGATCATGGGCGGCGCGAACGCAGCGAGCGGTCTGGCGTCGATGCCGATCCGTTATCTGGCTGGCGACGAAATCGACCGCTGGCCGGCGGACGTGGATGAAGAGGGGAGCCCGCTGGCGATCGTGACGGCGCGGACCCGGACGTTCGGCGTGCGCAAGAAGATGGCGTGGACCAGCACGCCAACGATCGCGGGCCGGAGTGCGATCTGGGCGAAGTGGGAAACAAGCAATCAGCAACATCTCAAGCTGCCATGCCCGCACTGCGGGCACCGGCAAGTCTTGAGCTGGGACCGGTTGCGTTACGACCCGAAGGACCCGGGCCTGCCGAACACGCTGAAGCAGCCGCCGGTGCTGATCTGCGAGGAGTGTGGCGAGGGGATCAGCGAGGACGCGAAGGCCTGGTGGTATGACCCGGATGTGTTCGACGACGACTGGTGGGAGGCTCTGTTCCCTGAGCGTGAAGTGCAGGGCTACCACCTCAACGGGCTTTACAGCCCCCTCGGTTGGCTCAGCTGGACTGAGATTGCGGTGGGGTACGAGAAGGCGAAGGACAACCCGGCGGAGCTGAAGCCCTGGACCAACACCGTGCTGGCGGAGTGCTGGAACGACGACGGCGAGGCGCCTGACTGGGAGGCGCTCTACAACCGCCGGGAGCTCTACGAGCTGGGCACGGTGCCCGACGGGGTGGTGTTCATCACCTGCGGAGCGGACGTGCAGATGGATCGCATCGAGCTGGAGGTGGTGGGCTGGGGCCCTGGGATGGAGAGCTGGAGCCTGGACTACCAGGTGCTGGCGGGCGACACGGCGCAACCGGCGGTGTGGCGCGAGCTGACCAAGTTCGTGAAGAGCGAGTTCGGCCGCGGCGATGGGCAGCGGCTGCCGATCCGGATGACCGGCGTGGACAGCGGCTTCAGGAGCCAGGAGGTTTACCGGTGGGTGCGCGGCCAGGCCGGCAACCGAGTGATTGCGACGAAGGGCGTGGAGACCCAGACGGCGATCATCGGCACGCCGGGCCGCGTGGAGGTGCTGCGGAACGGGAAGGCCTTAAGGGGTGGCGTCAAGGTGTGGCCGATGGGTGTGAGCACGGCGAAAAGCGAGCTCTACGGCTGGCTGCGGCGGCCGATGCCGGATGACGGCGAGCTCCCGCATGGCTGGTGCCACTTCCCGCAGCACGGCGAGGAGTATTTCCGGCAGCTGTGCGCCGAGCGGCTGACGAACACGATCGATCGGCGGGGCTACAACCGGTTCGAGTGGATCAAGACGCGGCCGCGCAACGAGGCCCTCGACTGCCGGATCATCGCGCGTGCATGCGCTGCCCTGGTGGGCGCCGATCGGTGGAGCGACGAGCGGTGGGATGAGGAGCGCAATGGCGGTGTGGGGCGTGTGGAGCAACGGCCGGCGCCCGTGCAGGAGGAAGAGGACGACGGTCCGGCCAGCTCCGGGAGCAGCTTCTGGGACTGAGTAGCATGAGCGAACGGAGGTGGCCCGGATGAGCACATTCACGCAGGCGCATCTGGCGGCCATCGAGGAAGCGATCGCCGGTGGTTACCTTGAGGTGCGCTACGACGACAAGGTGGTGCGGTACCAGTCGATGAACGAGCTGTTCAGGGCGCGCAACCTCATCGCCAGCAAGCTGGCGGCGGCCACTGCCCCGGTTGTGCGGATCGACCACCCCACCTTCGTGCGCGACTACGAATGAACCCGTTCGAGCAGCTGCTGGCCGCCATCGCTCCGCGTGCTGCGTTGCGCCGGGAGGCAGCGCGCCTCCAGCTGGATCAGATGCGCCGTTACAACGCGGCCGGCCGCGGCCGACGTGTTGATGAGTGGAAGACCAATCGGGGATCGGCCGACGCGGCAAGCGCCTGGGGGTTCGCGGAGATGCGAGATCGCGCTCGTGATCTCCAGCGCAACAACCCGTGGGCGCGTCGGATCGTGCAGGTGTGGAGCGACAACCTGATCGGCGAGGGTTGGAGCTTCAAGGCAAAGGACGGCCGAAAGAATGGCCGTCGCGGGAAGGATGTAACGAAGCTGATGCAGGAGTGGATGAAGGATCCACTGCAGTGCGACTACCACGGGAAGGCAAACTTCGATGGCCTGGTGGCGCAGGCGGTGCAGGCATGGAAGGGCGGCGGGGAGGTGTTGATCCGCTGGCGTACACCGAGCGCGGCGATGATGCGCCGCCTGGGCTTGCGCATTCCGCTGCAGCTGCAGCTGATGGAGGGCGACTGGATCGATGAATCGCACGACACGCCAGGCGGCGAGAGCGGGGAGTACACGAAGCGAGGGATCGTCTACGACAGCGAAGACAAGCCGAAGGCCTATTGGCTCTACAACTACCACCCGGGCGAGAGTGCGCTGCGGGCGACGAGCATCGTGAGCAACACGGTGCCGGCGGAGCAGATCATCCATCTGTTCACGCCGGAGCGTCCTGGGATGACGCGCGGCGTGACGAGCCTGGCGCCGGTGGTGGTGAGGCTGCGTGATGTGCAGGACCTGATGGATGCGCGGCTGATGAAGGAGAAGATCGCGGCGTGCCTGGCAGTCGCTGTGATCGATGCGGATGGGCAGGGCAATCAGAAGAGCACGATCGGCAAACGCATCGAGCCAGGCGGCGTGGTGACGCTGGGCCCTGGGCAGGACATCAGGACGATCAACCCACCGCAGGCGAACGAACTGCCGGCGACGATCAAGGCCTATCTGCTGGAGATCGCAGCGGGCGCAGGCATCACCTACGAGGAGCTCACGGGCGATTATTCGGGCGGCAGTTTCACCCAGGGCCGGATGGGCTGGATCGGGTTCCAGCGGCGGCTGAAGTCGGACACGTGGCAGCTGCTGGAGCCAACCGTGTTCCGGCGGGTGCATCAGTGGTGGTTCCTGGCCGCCAGCTCTGCTGGCGTGTCGGTTGATGGCCTGGTGGGCGACTGGACGCCACCGAAGCGCGAGCTGTTCGATCCGCAGTCTGAGACCAACTCGACGCGTGATCGAATCCGGAGTGGCCTGCTGCCGCCGCAAGAGGCGATCCGCGCCGAGGGCTATGAGCCTGAGGATGTGGTCGAGTTGTGGGTGGAGTGGATGAAGCTGCTGGACAAGGCTGGCATCACGCTCGACACCGACCCGAGGAAGGTGTCGGCGGCGGGTCTGACGCAGGGGCGGCCAGCGGGGACAGCGCTGCCGCCGAGCGGGGCGCCACCGCTTGAGGCCGAACAACCGCCAGCGCCAGCAGCGCCAAGAACTCCTGCTGCTGGCTGACCCTAGAATCGAGAGGCCATAGGAGCTGACATGAGCGAAGGTCTGCTACAGACCAGGGCGATGTTCGCCCCGGAGACGATCAACGTCGAAGAGCGAACGGTTGAACTGGTGTGGAGCACCGGCGCCCAGGTGCGTCGTGCGAGCTGGGCTCGCGGCGACTACATCGAGGAGCTGAGCATGGCGCCTGGCGCTGTGCGGATGGAGCGACTGAACAAGGGAGCTCCGC